TACAAGGTGATAATAACCGGAAGACTTGAGGCTGTAAATGCGGTTCTTGGTTCGTTAGATGCAAATTATGCAAAGATAGATCTTGCAAATATCAAAAACGGAAGTATTACAACTGCAATGATAGGTGTCGGTGTTGTAGGTTCTGCTCAAATTGCAGACGGATCTATTACCGATGCGAAAATAGTGGAGCTGACAGCCAACAAAATCACTGCCGGTACATTATCGGTGGAAAGACTGATCATCTGTGGCGATAAGAATTCAATCATCTATGCAATCAATAATGCAGGTGAACTGGTATCTCAGAATGTAAATACGATAGATGGTGATGTACTGACCAGGAAAAGCATAACTGCAGATAAGATTGTGACAGGTAGCATTACTGCCAATGAAATTGCGGGAAAGACCATCACAGCAAATAAAATCGCAACAGGTGCCATTAGCACAGGCAAACTGGCATCAGGCAGCGTGACAGCAGAAAAAATCAAAGCAGGTGCAATCAGTGCAGATAAGATAGCAGCAGGTGCAATCAGCGTAGATAAATTAACTTTTGGATTAAACAGTAATTTATATAATCTTGGATATGATAATTTTGCAACAATCACGGAAAGTACATTACTTTCATATCTTGAAGATTATCGAATAAGGCAAAGAGCAGAAGTAAAAGAATGTGGCGGATCATTTTTTCCACAAGCACCTAATGTTCCCGGGGTCAATGCACTATGGCTTGACGGAAGAGAGGAAATATTGCCATCAGAAAATGGATTTATTTTGGGGAGCAGCAAAAAGCATGATGGTTTCATAACTTTAGTCCCTGGAAAAAAATACCTGATTTCTTTCTATATAAGATGTCCTTATCTTTCTGAATCAGAAAACAGAGGAATTGAGTTTTTGATATGGGAAAGCAAAGAACGTAGTCATTTGTATAATGGAAATACCTTAGCATCTAAGAAAAGTGAATATGTTTATTGCAGTTTGCAATGGGAAAGGAAAACAATAAAATACACGTGCGTTGAAGATTTTCCATATATAGCATTAGGTTTTGGTTATATGGAGGGTGCTTTGTATGTAGTTTCTGGAATTCAAGTCGAACAGGTAGAAAATTTTGATACAGAACCAAGCCCATTTTCCGTGTCAAATGTACAGACTGTAGATGCAAAAGATCTGGAGAATGACGGTATAGCGGCTATCAGTGATAATCTCGGTACATTCCAAAAAGGTATACTAAAATCCGGAAATTATAGCGGTTCTTCTGGAGAAGCATTTTCAGGTAGTGGATTTCTTATAGATCTGAACAATGGCTATATTAACACTCCCAAAATACGAATTGCGGGCAATGGGAAAACATACTGCGATCACGATGGTATTGCAGTAGATATAAATGCATTAGTCAGAAATTACGCAATATGTTATACAGCTGGTGCGACCGTCGCCAAAACAGTTAGTTTGACAGGTTTCAAATTGTACACCGGTGCAAGGGTTACGGTACGTTTCAACTACGCCAACACGGCCACAAATCCAACACTGAATGTCAATGCCACCGGAGCGAAGCCGATCTACTACAAAAACAGCAACATCCCGGCAGAACTGATCGAGCAGTACACAGTCCTGGAATTGGTTTACAGCGGATCATACTGGTTTGTAGTCGGAAATATGAATATCCTGACCAAGGGCGACAGCATAACCGTTGAATGTTTCACGGCTGGTTATGTGACATCCGCAGGCAAGGAAGTGCAGTTCTGCATTCCGGTATCGACACCGATTGTCGGCTGCAGTTCTGTTAGCATAGCATCGGCAACCGGACTGCAGATCCGGCAGAATGGGAATTATATTTATGGTGGCAATGCATCCACGCTGGTAGCGGCATCGTCCTACCGGGGCGTTGTCAACCGTAATATGGTATCTATTGCCGCAACGATGCCGAATACAACCAACGCAGTCAACAATGCACCATGTGGTGTGCATGCGGCATTGAAGCTGACATTTTCATAGGAAAGGGGAACAGGAATGGCTATAACAGAGAACTTAAAAAAGATACTGGCGGCAGTCTACGGGCGGGATGTCCGGCAGTCGATCCATGACAGCATCCAAGAATGTTACAATAACGCTGAGGCGTGTAAGAGTTATACAAATGAGCACGTAAAAGATATGGAAACAAAGATGGCAGGTATTACAGGACAGAGTAAGGCGTTGATGGCAAAAACACGCAAGGATGTCCGGAATGTACAGGCAATTTTTTCAGTAGAAAAAACAGTGTCTATCACAGACGGCAAACTGTGGGAAGCACAAGATGCTGGCAGTTCGTGTGTACTTATGGAAGGGGCAAAAACACAGTGTACAACACTGAATGTACAACGAGGCGAACGGTATATCATACATACGAGCATGGTATCACGAGCCGGTAGTGGACGCGGAAAATATCCGATTATTTTTGCAGTTGATAACAGCAGTGCCGGATTCACAATGGTTTCAGCTGTAGAAATCGAAGAAGAAGGGGACTGTGATTATATCGTTACTGTTCCGGATAATGCAAAGTATATGATGATATCAGCCAACGAGAACGGCGAAGGTATCTGGGTGCGAAGAATCAATGTTCTCACAGAGTAACAAGAAAGGAAAGACTAACGAGGATGAAAAAAGAAATGGTTTGCACGATCACAGGAGCAATCGGTGGGACGATTGCTTATTTTTTTGGAGGCTGGGATCAGGCTCTTGTAACTTTAATCATTTTCATGGCAATTGACTACATATCCGGTCTGATTGTTGCCGGTGTGTTCCACAACAGCAAGAAGACGGAATCCGGAACACTGGAAAGCCGGACAGGCTGGAAAGGTCTGTGCAGGAAATGCATGACGCTGCTGTTTGTTCTGGTGGCGTACCGGCTGGATCTGGCAATCGGTGTGGATTACATCCGTGATGCGGTGATCATCGGGTTTATTGCCAACGAACTGATCAGCATCGTAGAGAATGCCGGACTGATGGGCATACCGCTGCCGGCAGTGATCGCCAATGCGATCGACATACTGACACAGAAAGCAGAGAAAAAAGGGGATGCATGAGCGTCCTCTGAGAAAGGCAGGTAAAACTATGAGCTACAAAATCACAAACGCCATATCATCATCCGGAGTCCCGGCATGGGGAAACAAAAAGAAGTATATCGCAGTGCATTATCTGGGCGTGGTCGGTCAGGCACATGATCTGGCGGCAGATGGGTGTGGTGCCCATTTCTACATCTACTGGGACGGCACCATCTACCAGCGATGCAGTCTGGATGCAGTGCCGTGGGCGGTTGGCACGGCTGGTTATTACAAACAGAAGCACCCGGAGGCCAACAACTACAACACGATCAGCATCGAAATGTGCTGCAAGTGTGATGGAAACAGTGCACTGGCATCTGATCCAAAGTGGTATTTCACAACTGCTACGCAGGAGGCCTGTGTATGGCTGGTCAAGCATCTGATGGGGCAGCTTGGAATCGCTGCCGATCATGTCCTGAGGCATTACGATATCGTCAATAAGGTGTGCCCGGCACCGTATGTCCATAACAACCACTACAGGACCAGCTGGACATGGGACGAGTTCGAAAAGAAGATTGCCGGATCCGGTGACATTCTTCCGGCGACCACGAAACCATGGTACCGTGTTCGCAAGACCTGGAAGAACGCCAGCAGCCAGATCGGAGCGTTTCAGACGCTCAAGAAAGCCAAGCAGTGTGCGGATCAGCATGCCGGTTATCATGTCTACAATGATGCCGGAAAGAAAGTATACACATCAAGTAAGCTCCCATACAAGGTACGGCCGAAAACTGCAAATGTCCCAATCAGGACGGGACCGGCGAAAACCTACAGTGCTGCCAGAACGTTTTTACAGCCGGGTAAGTACGAGATCGTAGAAGAAAAGAACGGATTCGGCAAGCTGAAAAGAGGTGCCGGCTGGGTGTATCTTAAGAAAGTGGAGAGGGTATAGACTAAATGACAACATGGTGGAACAGACGAACTGGCACATCTGGAAATAGTATCAACAATCGTTCATCAGCTTACGCGTGGTCTTTCAGTAGAAGAAATTGAAAAATCCGGTCTGGCACCGTATTATGTGGATCATACCGTAGGAATCTGGCCGCAGGCTGCCGGTGGTATTCCATTTAATGCATGTGAATTTCAGTCAAAAGGGGATGCGATCACCGATTTGTATGAGGATATGGCTGCTGAGCAAAAAGCACGCAGCACTTACGATAACATTCTGAGAATGGTAAAAGATCCGGATGTCGCAGATCCGATCCGTTTTTTAAGGGCGAGAGAAATCGTGCATTTTCAGCGATTCGGTGAAGCACTTCGCATTTTACAGGATGAACTGGATTCTAAGAATTTTTATGCATACAATCCGAGTTTTGATAAACCAGTCAGCTGTCCTGTTTCTTCTGGTGGATGCATAGAAAGCAATTAATATGAAAAACAGAAAAGGGCTGTCGTGAAAGCGGCAGCCCTGCAACATCGGACTCTTACATTACAGATGA